CGACGCGACCGATGTGATGTATGCGCAGCGCAACGGCGGGGTGTTTGTGCTGGTGACGGTTGCGCCTGACGGTTCGGCGTCGCTGGCGTTCAAGCCGGGGAATGATCGCTGGTGTACGTGGTCGCCTCCCGTGGATGCGGAGCGGGCGTGACGCTGGCTGTGGTGTTGTTGTTCGTGTCGGCGGTGTCGTTGTGGGCGGTCGTCGCCATTCTGGATCGCACCCGATGATCGACTGGCTGTTTCGGGCCGTCATCGTGCTGCTGTTCGCGGGCGTGGTGCTGATGTATGTGACGCTACGCAACCCGAACGACTGGCCGTGACGGTGATGACCTGCCACATCTGCGGGCTGACGGTCGAGCAGGATGAGCGCAGGATCGTCGGCTGCGGCTGCGACCCTGACGCACCGACATGGTGCTGGATCGAGGCTGACGGGGAGCCGCGCGGCCTGTCCGCCGCCCGCTACACGGCATGGCGATAGATACACTCACATCCCACAACTAGGAGGAGATCATGCCGAAGCAGCGCACCGTCGATCCCACCCGCGAGGAGGCGGCAACCGCCCTCGTATCGTTCCGCGTCTCACGCCGCCAACGCGCCACCCTCAGACAGCGGGCCAGCGAAGCCGGGGTGACGGTCGGCGAGTATGTGCGCCGCAAGGTGCTGGCGTGAACCTGACGACGGAGACGGTGCCGCTCGATGCGCTGACCCCGCATCCGAGGAATGTGCGACAGGGTGATGTGGGGGCGATCTCGGAGTCGTTGAGGGCGCACGGGCAGTATCGCCCGATCGTGGCGCAACGCTCGACGGGGCACATCCTCGCCGGTAATCACACGTTTAAGGCGGCGCAGGCGTTGGGCTGGTCGGAGATCGCGGTCACCTTCCTCGATGTGTCGGACGATCAGGCTGTGCGGATCATGCTGGCGGATAACAGGACGAACGATCTGGCGACCTACGACGATCGAGCACTGGTGGACACCCTGCGGGAACTATCGCAGTCGGATGAAGGGCTGTCGCACACGCTGTTCACAGGCGATGACCTCGATGACCTGCTGTTCAAACTTGAGGGCGATCGCGGGTCAGGTCATGATACGGTCTCGATCAGCGAGGGTGCCGACATCTATGCCTCTAAGAACACCCGATCCATCGTCCTGCCGTACGACATCGAGACCTATGACCGGATCACGACGATGTGTGCACATCTGCGGAAAATGTTGGGGCATGACACGAATAGCGATCTTGTGCTGCATCTGATCGAGCGGCATCATGCTCAGAGTTGAGAAAGCGAGACAGCCTGATGCGCTGAGCCAGATAGGCCGAAATCGCACGTACGCCCCGAGTCTAGAACCGACACAGGATCAGCACATTCTCGTGGATGCAGACACGCAGAAACCTGTTCTGCTGTCCTCCAAACTCAGCGATCATGAGGATGTCGTCTCCGATCTGTCTCGCAGGCTCCGCTTCCAGAAAGCGAAATGGACAGACCCGGAAGGAGATCGTAAGTATTTGGATCGGCTCTCGGGCATCGGCACCAACAACATCATCTTCGGCCATACGGCCCCCGATCACGTCAAGCAGAACTATGCGTGCCGACTCGCTGAGGTTCATTACGACACGCCAACGCTTGCCGATGCCATGACGAGCATCGTCGCACCGATGTGGCGGCTCTTTCAGACGTATCTGCCCGACGAGTCGGCACACCACGATTACATCGTTCGCTCAAACATTCACCCTGACTGGCTACTCCGCGACACGCCCTTCACATCTGGGATTTGTAATCACACCTCGGTGCTGCCGTATCACCGTGACGCTGGCAACCTGATCGATACTTGGTCGATGATGCTGAGCATCAGGAAGAATGTTGGCGGTGGACATCTCCACATCCCGGAGTATGGTGTCGTGCTGCCGATCTCAGACAGATCGGTGACGATCTTCAACGGTCAGAAGTACCTGCATGGCGTGACTCCTTTCGTGCGTCTGCGCAAGGACGCATACAGGTTTACTTTGGTCATCTACACGAAACAGGCGATGAGACGATGTGGCTGTGCCTCCGATGAGAGCAGGAGGGCCGCGATGTCTGCCACAGCAGTCACCGAGCGCACATCACTTAGATCATCGGTGTGACTGATGAGGGTGTTTGTCTTTGCCTATGACCGTTACAAAACCATGACCACTTCGATTATGTTCGAACAGGAGGCAGTCGAACACACAGTTCTGGTTCACACACAAGAAGCGGCGGAACAGTTTATGGAGCATGGAACAGCACGGGAGGGTCGCCTGCTCGTGACCGGGAATCCGCGTGGGCTGGCGAACCAACGCAACACGGCACTAGACATGATGAAAGATAGCGAATGGGCGCTATTTATGGTCGATGACCTTAACGCTCTCACCGAACTACGAAACTACGACCGCGTGACCCACGCAGAGTTACCCATCAACGAAGGCAACCAGAAGCACTATGCCGAGCGCTTCAAGCATCCCGTTAGCGTCACAGGCTTTTTGCGCCGAGCGCGACAACTTGCCGATAAGTGCGACAGCCACTCGGGACATCTCGGCGGCTTCTGCGCGATAAACAACGCTTTGTTCCGTAGGAAGCATTGGTTATTCAACACGCTTGCTGATGGGCGCGCACTCGTGGTACGCAAAACTCACTTACGCTTTGACCCGATGGTTCAGACAATAGATGATTACGGATTTACAGCGCTCAACATTCGGCACTTCGGTGTCGTCGTTGTGAATCAGTGGGTGTTGCCAGACTGTAAGAGGTACAGTGTTGGCGGCTATGGCACCCTTGCCGAACGCATGGCCGAGAAGATCGCAGACTCGAAATACCTGGTTGAAAACTTTCCCGACATTATTGCTTATCGAGAGAAGCCCGGGCATCCGTATGGTTCACACATCGCCATACGACAACGCAACAAGCCGAAGCACCTGATCGGACGCCGATGAAGCCCGCTCGCCCGTGTCTCAACTGCGGCACCCTCACCACCAACGGCACCCGCTGCCCCATCTGCACCACACAACACAACCGCCTACACCCCAAACCTGAACGCCCCCACTATCGCGGCGACTACAAGCGACGCGCCCGCAAAGTACGAGCCGAGGCCGTCGCCTGCTGGCTGTGCGGACAGGGCGCACGAGCCGACGACCCGTGGACAGCCGACCATGTGACCCCCGGCGACCCCGACTCGATCCTGCTCGCCGCCCACCGATCCTGCAACTCTCGACGCGGCGCACACCGCTAACGCACACGCAGTTTTCCTACAGGCATACAGCGGCGTCCCCTGTGCCCGCCTCGCGTGCGCGGTCGCGTATTATCAGGATTTGTGGCTGGTCGTCTGCGTCGTCTCGGGTGGGGGGAGTGGGAGCGGCAGGCGTTCGCGGACGGGGTGCGGTTGCGGGCTGCGCGGTTCGTGGATCGGCGTCGTGAGCGGTCGCGTCGCGCCTGTCGGGGGCGGGTGACCGATGGGCGGTAGGGGTTCGGGTCGTAGGCCGAAGCCTGATGAGCAGAAGCGGCGTCTGGGTAATCCAGGCAAGCGGCGGTTGGGTTCGGCTACGGTGGTCGCGTTGCCGTCGGTGGGGTCGCAGGTGCCTGAGCCTGCGCGTCAGTTGGGGATAGACGGGTTGGCGTTGTGGGAGCGGATGTGGCGGTCGGGTGCGCCGTGGCTGCGACCCGGTATCGACGGCGAGTTGATGCTGATCGTCTGTGAACTGTCGGACGAGCGGCGGGCGTTGCGCATTAGGCTCTTTGCGGACTTTCGGGAGGGCAAGGATGTATGGCGGCTGAGGTCGGGGTTGCGTGCGCTCGACTTGCAGATCACGCACGGCTTGGCCCAGTTGGGGTTCTCGCCGACGGATCGCGCCGGTCTCGGGGTGACGGAGGTGCAGGCCGATGGGTTCGCTGAACTCCGTCGCAGGATCGAAGCGAAACGGGCTAACGCCGACGGCTAGATGGTCGCCCGCGTTCTACACGCCGCGCATCTCGCGGGCGTCGGACGGGGACGAGATCATCCGCTTCGCCGAGGAGCACTTCCTCGTGCTGAAAGGGTTCCGTGCGGGTCAGCCGCTGCGGTTCACGCCGTGGCAGAAGTGGCTGCTGCGTGCGTTGTACGAGCGGGAGGAGTCGGGCCGTCTGCGGTATCGGCGTGCGCTGATCGGTCTGCCACGCAAGCAGGGCAAGTCGCTGATGCTGTCGGCGGTCGCCGTCTATGGGATGGTGGCGGGCGAGTCGGGGGCCGAGGTGTATGCGGTGGCGGGCGACAGGGAGCAGGCGCGCATCATCTTCGGCGAGGCAACCCGACAGG